TGAGTATTCCGCGCGTTCCTATCGTGATGGCGGTTGCGGAGAGAGCGTAGTTTGATGCGCTGAGGTCAAGCGTTGCGGTGTGCGTTGCGTGACTGGATGAGACTGATACCGTTGAACCAAAGACCGTATTTACTCCAATAGTTATGACACGATTATCACTAGAAGAGCCGTCATCCTGTATCTCGAAGGGACAATTAACAATGCCGAAGTAAAATGTCTTATCTGCAAGACCAGACCATATCGACAAAGTACCAGCTCCATTGATGATACCATTGTTGATTAAAGTGAACCCTGCTGTTGTGAGGATTAATAATTTTTTTCCGGTAGTTGTGGTCAATGTCTTCCCAGCGTCGATTGTCAGATAAGAAGAACCAGCAGTATCTGTCATACAAGCAAAGGATGATAATGTCACATTGGCGGAAATTTGAAGCCCGAATAAACGCGGGACACTCCAATACGCCCCTACCAATGATATACTGGAACCATCGCCGCTCATCACTAATCTAAGAACCCCTGATGTGACAATCCCTCCTGATTGAATAAAGCTCTGACTATCTGAAAGAATATAACTCGTTGAACCCGTGTATATTCCTGCCGCTATCGAAAATCCAGCCACCGAAAACGAAGCGGCTTGCGTGATCGTCCCCGAATAATCCGCAGTCATTGTAAAGGAACCCAGAGCAAGAGCCAAATCGAACGTGCAGTTGTGCGCCGCCGAGTTCACATCGAAGAGTATATTATCTCCAGCAACCGGCTTCACTCCGCCGACCCAGTTAGCATCAGTACTTGCTAGTACTCCGTCTGTCGCATCCCACGTACGTGTTGACATCGTTATCCCTCGTGATTGGAAAGTCTGAAAAGGTTTACACCGAGTCTGCTGATGTCAGCATCTCGCCTTCGCGCCCGACAAGCCCGTAGAACAGATTGACCGCGCTGATCGATTGCGCAGCATCTCCGTTCACGACCGATGTGCATTCAAGCCCCGTCATGCCGTCACAATCTATGAGCACGGGAATACCGTACTTGACCGCCGCGCCGGATACATCCACAGTAACCGTCGTCAGGTCCGAAGTGGAATGCAATGTCGTCGCTACCCGGTCCCCGACAACAGCGGCTATGTGGAACGTGACAGTCCCCGAACTACCTACGTTATCGCCGGTCGCCTTCGCCTGCAAGACGCATCTCTTCGCTCGTGATACATCAATCGCAGGGGTCGTGGTCGTATAGGTCGCGGTTGCGGCTATCGTTGCTATGTCCGTTGAGAAGAACTTGCCCTTCTTCATGTTTGTTCACTCCTTAAGATGAAAAATAAAAGGGTTTGGGATGAATACCTAGTACTCAATCCCGCACGCTGCAGAGTGGTTGAAGTGCGTGTATCCGAACCTCGCCTTGACAACCATTCCGACCAAGTCCCTGATCGGGTCTTTGTAGTCGACAGTCGTGATGTCCTGCCTCATGCCGATCGCGCCGGCACAGCTCTTGTCGAACAAGTACGCACCGATGTCACCATCAAGGTCGTAGTCAAAGGTCGAGGCCGCACCTGCCGTCGGAACTGCGTTGCAGAGCCAGAGATTCACTCCGAGGAGTGTTCCTAGTCTGCCAGTTCTCGCGGTGTCGCCGAGTTCGAAGAACCCGACTGACGGGACATAGTCCTTCATCAGTATGGCCTTGTACTCCGGGCACATGACCAGGTCCGTTCCCAGAAGGTTCGCACCACTCATCTGTCCGAGCGCTCCCGCGAGGGAACCCATGCCCAGGTTCGTCCCACAACAGTCGTGATGGATGACTACGGTCTCAGCGATCAAGTCGTCCAGCACAAGTCGGTTAAGCGCGTTCTCCAGTCTCAAGCCGGCAACTTCCAGCTCGTACTGAATCACCGGCACGACGGCGTCGTCAATCATTTCCTGCGTGATCTCTGCCCTGTCGGCGTACTTCCTGCAGGTAATGGTTTCAGGCGTCGGGTGTTCGGTCGTTCTCGGAACCTCAGCTCCCTCGGCGACTTCAGACGCATAGCCCTTGGTGGCACCGATGTTCACTGTCATCGCGTTGTTTTTCATCGGCCATACTTGGAGCGCGTTTCTCATGCACTGAGCAGGCGACGCACCCTTGATGATGCTGTCGTAGACTGCTGTCTGTATGAGAGTCGTGTCCGAAACGTCTGCGAGTAGAAGTTCCCTGATCGGAACCGTCTTCCCGTCTTGCGTCCATCCGAGGTTAGCCGGGATTCTCTTTACCAGCTCTCTCTTCTCAGCATTGTCTGCATGCCCACTTGCGATCTTGAAGATGGGTTCGAAGTATGCAGACAGGTCTTTTCTCTTCTCGTCTTCCATGTCTAGTTCCTCCTGATTTTTCCTGTTTGCGTTTAGGCGTGCGTCCGAGTCGGTAGACCCGCGAGCACTAAGATGCGTTCATAAGTCAACGCGGATGCGTCCGAAGCCTCAAGCAAGACACCGATGAGATACTCCTCTGGTGCTGTTCCTGCTTCGGCTCCGACGAACCCCGCACTGTCCGTCTGAACGACTCTCGTGCCTGCGTCTAGGTCCGTGCCGTCGGTCTCCTGTTGGCAGTATGCGATACAGCCAATCCCGGCGACCGGACACATACGTCCCGACGCTACGGTCTCTGTCGCGATCCCGATGGGGACTTCCGTCGTTCCTAGTGTTGCTGGGTGTACCGTCCAATCAATTCCAGTGCCGTGAATCGCGACTGCCATGCCTCTGGTAATCGCTGCTCCGGCCTTGAAATTGAAGACATTGTCTCCAACAACGAGAACGTTCCCGCCGGGAACCGCATTTGTCCACAGTGTTCTGTCAGCCATGTCTGTTCACCTCATGCATGTATGGTGTTCCTAGCACCACACATTACGAGCATCTGGAACAGCAACAGGCTGGCAGCCGTGTCGTCTTCCAACGCTCTACCGACCAGATTCTCAGTGTTGGCTCCCGAGCACGCTATCACCGAGCCACCTATGGCACAGTCGTTCCAGGTCAGGCGCTCGCTCGCGTCGATGTCATCGGTGCTAGAGAAATTGCTCACTCTAACGATACAACCGATCATCGCTACGGGCACCTGATACCCGACCGCTCCATCCGCTACTGCCACGCCTATTGGTTGCGAACCCGCTTCTGCTATGCACGGTATCACCGTGAAATCGAGTCCGGTTGCAGATATGCTCACTACCTGTCCTGCCTTCACCGCCGTCGCTCCTACCTTGAAGGATGCCACGTTATTGCCTGATACGTGTACTCCTCTGATGCTGTCCCCGATAGGCGCAGTCGTGCGTGCTATCGGAAAACTTGTTCTGTCAGTTACCATTCTTCATCCCCCCTCAGGCGTGATGAGCGAAAGTAGCTCCGCACAGCACAAGCATAGCGTCCAAGGTCAGCGAAGCCGCCGTGGAATCCTCCACCATAACTCCGACGAGTTCTTGTGTGACGGTCGTCGCTCCCGCGAGGACTGCGATAACAGTCCCTCCGTTCGGCGTCAGCGCATCGTTCATCGTGACAAAGTGTCCGCAGTCGATGTCTACATCACTCGAATAATTGCTCACACGAGCGATACATCCAATGCAGGCTACTGACACCTGTTGACCGATAGCACCAGCTTCTATGGCGACGCCGACTGGTTGGCATCCAGCTTCTGCAACGCAGGGAATGACCGTTCTGGTCGCTCCCGCTGCCGAGATGCTGACTACCTGCCCAGCTTTTACGGCAGTTGCGCCGACCTTGAAGGTCTGCACATTCTTCCCTCCGATCAGTATTGGCCCACTGACCGTCGGGAAAGCTAGTCTGTCCGTTGCCATGTTTCGTTCCTCCCTTTCTCAAGCGTTTAGGCCCGAGAAACCTCCCCGTTCAAGATCCTGGCCGGAGTTAGAACCTCCAGCTCTGTCACTTGCTTGGGAGCACTGTCGCCATTACCGGGCTTGGTAATCGGCGGAGCAGCCTGTTTCTCAAGCTCCTTAATCCGCGTTTCATACTCGGCGATCTTGGCCGTCATAGCCTCAACCGCTGTCTTATGCGCGGATTCCCCGTCGGTCTTGGACTTCGAAACGGTTTCGAGTTGCTTCGTCAGCTCGGCTTTCTCCGATTCTGCTTTCTTTGCTAGCTCGACCTTTTCGGTCTCAAGAGCGGCGAGTTTCTGCTCCAGTTCCTTTGTCTCCATGTCTTCCCGCTCCTTCTGTTCTAGTTGTTCGCATTCGGCCGCTTCGTTGCGCTTCATCTTGCACACAGTGCACGCGCCCCGGTCGACCGTCGCGAAACCGTAGAATGCCAAGCTAGCGGCCTCGTACCGCTTCGTCTCTGCATTCCAGACTTCCTTGCCCCCGACCTCTGCTGAGACATCGGTGACCTCTCCATCCTCAATCATTTGAATGACATCTTTAGACGCCTGCGACCTGCCGTGGAATATCCCGTCCACGACAATCGCCTTCGTCTCTGCGTCATATCGAGGATTCTTAATCATGCCGATCCTATCAGTGATAGCCCTCGGCGACCCGCCTTGATGCCTCGACCAGATGCCTTTTCCTATCCAATTCTCAGCATCCTTTTCGAGTATCCTAGCGGGATAATGCAATGGTGTCCCAATTGCTGAATCCGTCCATGTGCCTTCGGCGAGTGCTATGATGTTGTTCACCTGCAACCCGCCATTCTTCAAACGAGTGAAATTGCTGGGCGAAATTGAAATCTCCAGAGTCCTCGTCTGCGATATTGGTCTGTGCTCTAACACATTCTCCATCCTCCGTACCGCGCCCCACGCAATCTTGGCGCACTTCTCTTTATCAGCAGGGTTTTCGGAACCGTGCTGTTTCGAACGACAATCCGCATATACCTGCGCGAGAACCGTTGCTTTGTGTTTGGGGAGTTCTCCCGGGTCAGGGGACTCGAATCCTCCGACGGTCGTCAATTGGCGTACTTCGTCGAGTACCGCCGTCTCTTGCTCAAGGTAAAACTCGTTCTCTTCCTTGGCTTCATGCTGTTTCGGCTTCCCCTCGACATTGCGCATTATGACCGCGCAATAGCCTTGGGGATTGCCCTTGCTCTTGTTCTTCGCGACGCAATCTGCGAAGTTCGTGTATCCTGCAAATGGCATCTACTTCTCATCCTCGTGTGTGATTGTGAAATCTCGATACTGATGACTGCAAGTCGGTGTCGTGTCAGCATCAAACGAATATGTCGCACTGACATCTCTTCCCACGCAGAGATGGTTCGGCGCTTCGTCTTCGTTGGCGAATATCTGCCCGCAACGATAGCATATCGAGATCTTTGATATTATCAGTTGTTCGGTCACCGCGGGTTCCTTTCGAAACAGTTCTCGTAGTCGCTTCATCCTTTCACTCCTGTCTCTATGACTGGCAACAGTATGCACGGACAGTTCGGATGATACGGGCACGGAGGCGCTTCTCCCATCGGAAACTTCTGCCCGTCCAATGCTTCGCAGTCCTCGCACACATTCTCTAAATGACTCGTGTACCACTCGACCTCGTCCACGCCGATCTTGTCGTATTGTGTAAGCGCGGCCCTGTTGAACGCGGTCATGGTCTCCGTTCTAGCAAGCAAGCGCGCGCGGTCCCGTCCTATCCCGTCTATTGATTCGTCGATGTCCCTCGCGATGGATTCCACTCCTCTCCCGTCCATCACACCGTCGCTTATCGTGCGCATTATATCACTGGACATCTTCGAGGTGATGCCGTCTAGGTCGCTGATGTTGCGCTCTTCCAGTATTGAGATGACCTTCTGGTCGACGGGCATCTGGCTATAAGCGACCTTCACCCCAGCGGCATTGAGGAATGTCGTCCCCCTTACTGCGCCTGCGGTGTATCCTTTCGCGACATTCATCTTAATTACCGATTTAGATGGAATGGTAATCGTCGCATTGATGGCGTATTCGA